GTCCGTTCGTCTGAGACTGTCTGGTGGGTCGAGGCTGTTGCGGCGGCGGTCCACACTGGCGGCATCCACCCGACTACACGGAGTTGACCATGTCCGAGCCGTCCACCCAGCCGACCTCCCAGGTTCCGCCGTCGAACTACTACGCGTCCTGGGACCGGCCGCCCGCGTTCCAGGATCCGCCGAAGCGCCGGAAGGTGTGGCCACTAGTTGTCGGAGCCGTCGCCGCGGTCCTACTCATCGGCGGGATCGCCGGGTACGCCATCTACACCCAGTTCAAGACCGACCCTGGCATCGCGGCCTGCGAAGCGATGGCCGGCGGGAAGCCCGTCATCGAGGGCAGCGGCGACGGATTCACCGAAGCCGAGTACCGCGAGGCGCGCGAGCTGTTCCGCGGCTCCAAGCATGAGGACATCAGCGAAGCCGGCGTGAAGATGGTGGACCTGTTGTGGCAGATCGAGCAGACCGGCGGTGGCAACGAGCTCGGCGCCGCGCTGCTGTACGGCGGGCGGGCCGCGGACGCGACGGGGGCGATGACGGCGGCCTGCGCGAACCACGGCATCGTCGTGAAATTCGGCGACTAGCTCCCGGGTGCGGCCCGGTAGAGGGCATCTACGCGGTACCCCGTAGATGCCAAACAGCGCCCCACCTCCCGAAGGAGGTGGGGCGCTGTCGCTCGCCAGGAGCACTTCGCGAGAGTTCTAGCGTGATGCTAGCCCCGCCCTGCCGCTTCCGCACGGGGGTTGCCGGTGGGCAAGGCGGGGGGCCTACTAGGGCGTCGGCCTGTTCGGCACGGCGTAGGTGACGCCGAGCCCGGCGAGCACCGCGATGGCGACGACGATCCACTCCTGGCCGGTCACCCTGTCATCGGTGAGTGCCTGGCCGAGCGCGGTCAAGCCGGCGATTGCGGACGCCACGAGCGCCTTGGCGATCTTCATGAGTCCTCCTTTTGGTGGGTGGAGTGATCCCGGCCCGGCCTTCCACCCAGAGGACGGGCCGGGGATCGTTGCGCGGGCAGGATTCGAACCTGCGTTCTCGGCCTTATGAGGGCCGCGAGGACGACCGAACTCCTCCACCGCGCCGAGGTTGATTAGCGGCGGGAGATTGAACCTGCCGCGTACAGTTGTTCGAATGGCGCGGCTGATCCGGACCGCGAAGGGCTGGAAGTACAAGCCGCCCGAGCAATGCCCGGATGGGCACACCACCCTGGTGCAGTGCTGGTCACCCTGCGACGTGTGCGGGTGGGCGTGTATCCACTGGCGCTGCCAGACATGCCTGGTGAAGGTCCGCGATCCAGACCACCGGCACTAGCAGCCGAACGACTCCCGCAGCTTGCGCATTTCCTCAGCGATCACCCGGCCACGGTCGGTTTCCGGAGCCGGCCCGCCAGTCAGAACGTCCAGGATCACGCACCACTTACGTTCCGACTCCCGCACCACCTGCTCGTACCGCTTCTCCGACTGGTGCTGCACATAGTTCGTGTACCAAATCCCGGCCACGGCGAGCAGCAGCATCGACGCGACGAACGCGACCGCGGCCTGGTCTTCACGGTGCCGCAGCGGGGCACGTACGTGCGCGAGCCGGGCGAGTGGCCGGCGTAGCAGGCTACAGCCGGGGTACGACAGCCACGGCCAGCGACGCGGCGGCGACCAGCAGCGCGGCGGACGGCAGCGGCCACATGCGCCGCTCTACGGCGCGCAGGCGGGCCTCGTGGTCCTTCACCTCGGCCGTGGTGGTGGTCTGCTGCTCGATCAGCACGTCGACCCGGCCGGTGAGCCGTACGACCGCGTCGTAGATCTCCCGCGAGGTGATGACCACCCCGGCCAGCGGATCGGTGCTCATGACGCGATCTCGGCGACCACGGCGTCGGCCGTGGCGTCGGGAAGCGCGGCCAGGCGGGTGTCGATCGCGGCCAGCAGCGCGGCCGTGTCCACGCTGCCCCCGGCGTCGGTGATGGCGTTCGCCAGCTCGGTGAACGCCACGCGCAGGACGGCCACCTCTGCCCGCAGGGCGTCGACCTTGCGCTCAGCGGCGTAGCCCGCCTTCAGCAGGTCAGCGGCCGGCTTGTCCTCGAAGCCCAGCGCCGGCGAGCTGATCCGGTGGTTCCACACGTCAGCGGCGGTGACCACGTCGTCCTCCTCGATCCCCCATGGTTCCCGTGAGTCTTCATACCCCTCACGGGTATTGAAATGCACGTGCCGGTCGTGCGGGTTGGCGCCGGTGTACCGCTCGCGCCGCCAACCGTTGGAGCGGCTGGCGATCTGCCCGTTGTAGATCCAGTAGCGGGCGGCCTCGTGCTGCTCGAATCGCTCGATGATGTGCCAGACGTCGACACCGTCGACGTCCATGTCCCACGCGTCGACCGACCCGTCCGGGTCCGGGTTGTGGTCCGAGCTCGTGGACTGGTGGGCGGCGTCGCCGATCGTGCCGTCGGAGGTGCGGTCCCGGTCCGGGTATGAGGCGTTGACCTCGGCCCGAAGGTTGGTCAACGCACGGTTCAAATACCAGGCCATCGGCTCCTCCAGGACGGTGCGCCACACACCCTGCTCGGGCTCCTTGCCGGTGATCCGGTTACCGCCGATGTCCCACCAGCCCACCGCCAACAGGTCGGGCTGACGGCGCAGCCACGCGACGTGGGAGCGCATCATCTGCGACCGGACCGTGCCGTCGTCGCCGGGCAGCAACGCCAGCCCGAACTCCGGCACACACAACTGCACACCTGGTAGGGCGTGGCGGACCTTGTCGAACGCTGCGGCGAACAGATCCACCGAGTCCCGGTACACGCTCTTGTGGTCGTTGTAGACGTCGATGCCGTACAGGTTGAAACCCGGCATCCACCAGTCGGCCGGGTTGCCGCCCTTGGAAACCAGCCAGTAGCGGGTGACCACCGGACCGACCCGGGCGACGAAGTGGCCGTTGCGGTGACCGGCGATGATGTCCAGCGCCCGCTGCGCGTTCGTCCGGTACTGGGTGGGGGTGACGTCGCCCATCGGCTCATGCCACACGGTCAGCCAGATGTCTTCCTGCAAACCGTCCAGCCACGTCTTCAGCTCTTCGACGTCGTCCTTCCAGCTGACGTGCAGCAGACAGCCGGGAGGTTTCTGCAGCCACTTCCCCGTGGCGTGGGGTGGCAGTTCCGGCAGCCGGTCGGAGTCGGTGTCCCTGCCGAAGTCCCGCATGTAGCGCAGCTTCGGGAACGCGGCCACCGTCGCCGCGGTCTGCCCGGGCAACGCGGTAGCGCCGAAACGGATCACCGGCGGTCGGCCAGCCGCTCCGGGTAGACCACCTGGCAACCGTCGGGCAGCAGCCCGGAGTCGGCGACGGCGTCCAGCGCGACCCTCTCGCACTGCGACGCGACCTCGTCGGGAAACATCTGGTCGGTGTCGTTCTCCAGAACCACCTCGAACGAATGCCGCGACATCGATCCCCCCTCTAACTGAACGCCGGCGAAACCCTGATCCAACGGTCATCGCAACTGGCCGTCCCGGAGACGGCCTTGAACTGGGTGATCACGTTGTACGAACTGCCAGCGGTCAACCCGGTGAGCTTGTAGCTGAAGCTGGCTTCGTCGTAGATGTGGCCAGCTGTGGCGGACAGCTTGCTCATGCGGATGGCCCGCTCGTTGTCGGGCACCAGCACATCCGTCCCGGCGCCGATGCTTGAGCCGGTACGCACATAGAACGACATGTACGACAGGATCGTCAGGGCGGTGGCGGCGTTGTTGCCAATCGCCCCACCGAACGTGATCCACACACTTCCGCTGGTGGGGGCGGTGAACGCCACCCCATGCAGGGTGCCGTTGGTGAACGACGTTGACGCGGTGGTGTCGTTGGCGGTCTCGTAGTCGTACGCGTCGCCTGCGAAGTCCAGCGCGCGGATCCGCTGCCCGGCAAGGATGGCCATGTCACCTCACAGCGAGTAGACCGGCGGCGTCCACAGCCGGATGTCCGAACCCGCGGTGTGGGATTTGGCCACCCCGTTGACCGATCGGGTGATGGTGAACGACTGCACGTCGGAACGGACGGCCACCACTCCAGCCTTGGACACCGCGCCCGCGCCGCCCGTAACGGTGAACACGTCGGAGGCGATGTCGGCCTTGGATGTCTGGACGACGAAGTCCCACACCAGACCGGCGTCGGTGCCCGCCGTCGAGTCGGGTTCGCCGATCTCCGTTGCTGAGGCGATTGTCGCCACCGACGTCCAGTCGTCGTGTTTCCAGCCGAGGTACAGGATCAGACAGTCATCGACCGGGACGACCAGCTCGGGGTAGGTGATGTTCTGCCCGGAGCTGCCGGTGCGGGGTTGCGCGGCCACCACCAGGTTGTCGATGTCGTAGAAGGTGCCGGTGAACGCGGCCAACTGGGCGATCGTGTCATCACCGGCCGCGCCGCCGGAGAAGGCGATGGTCGGTGTGGTTTCGGTGCCGTCAGCGATCCGTCCGAACAGCACGAAGTTGTCCTGGCTGAGCAGCGTCGTGTACCCGGTCGGGACTGTCACGACAGCCGACGTGTTGCGGATGCCGGCCAGGCCGAGCAGGAGATCCCCGACCGCGAGGCCGGCCGGCAGCCCCGGGGTCACCGAGGCGTTGTTGTCGGAATCCGCCGCGCCGGCGGCCCTGAACCCTATCGTTGTGTTGGCGACCGCCGTGGCGGTCACCCTCTCCCCGCTGATCCGCAGGTCGAACGGCAGGTCGTCGGTGTCCTCGGTCCACAGCGGACCCGAGGTGGTGGCCACCGACCAGGAGGTGTCGTCGCTGTCCACCGCCACCGCCAGCACAGACCCAGCGGTGTCGTAGTGGTCGGGGGAGCTTGCCTCGTCCGACGCGTCCGTGGACGATCCCCACGACGGCACCGTCCACGGTCCGGCGGGCACGCCGTTGAAGGTGATCCGCCGCTCAAACCGTGTCATGTGCTCGGCGCAGCCCATGGCGATCTGCTGGATCTGGTCCGGCGGCAGCCACGCCGGCGCGTTCGCCACCTGAACGACATCGCCGACATCCACCCCGACGACGTCGAGTCCCTTGGTGAACCCGGGCCGCTGCAGATTCACCGTGATCGACGAGTAGCGGGCCTCATCCCAGGTGCCCACGTGCGCCCGCCAGCCGGCGATGTCCGCCAGCTGCCCGTCCGATTCGGCGTTCACCGACAGGGACTCGTCGTATACGCCCACCCCGTCCGGTGGATCATTGACCGACAGCGGGCCTTCGGTGACCGTAGCCTGCGCCGAGGACCCGCCGACCCGGGAAACGGTGACGTCGTTGACGGTCAGCTGGTCGTCCTCGGCCGGCTCGAACGGCGGCGACACCTCGCCGGCGTCGTAGTCGAGCTCAACGGTCGGGTCCTGGTTGTACAGGGAGGCGCGGGTGCGGTAGCCGTACCCGACCAGCGAGCGGGGTTCGAACACCATCCCCCGGTCGACGCCCTCAACGTCGGCGAGCAGGTCCAGCAGCGGAGCGACCCGCTGCGCTCCCATCGCTAAGGTGTCGTCGGCGTCGCCGACCAGGACCGCGTCGACGCCCTCCTCCGCGCACAGGCGGGTGAACCGGTTCCCGGCGGTCTCGCCGGTGTGGCCGAGCATGGCCCGGTACGCTGCGCCGTCGGTCTGCAGGCCGGATGGGTTGCCGCCGAGCCCACCACTGCCCTTCCACACCGAAATGTGTCCCAGCTGTGCGGATGTGATCGATGACGGGGCCACCGGCGCAGGGGTGAGGATCCGCTGCGCAGGGCCGAGGGTCCACGTGGTGTCGTTGACGGCGTCACTGTCGGTCTCGTCGATGTACAGCGCGGCCTGCACCGTAGTGGAGTTGACCTGGTGCGCCGACACCATGACGAGATGCCATTCGCCGTCCAGCAGGTTCGTCGACACCGACGCGGTGACCTGCGTGACTCCCGAACTATCCCGGCCCACCCATGAGGTGGCGGTGTCGGTGATCGTGAGCCGCCACGACGGAAGTTCCCCCGACGCCACGACTTCCAGCGCGACGATCGACCCGGTTCCCTCGCCTTTGAACACGCACATCGCCCACCACGTGTCCTGCACGGTGATGGTGTGGCGGGCGATCGCGCCGGTCAGCCGGCCGGTGGAGGTGTTGATGTCCGGCAACGGTTGGGAGCCGCCGGGCCCGTCGGCTGAAGCGAACGTGATAACCGACCGCATGTTCATCGGCTGCTCGCCGATGCCGGACGCGGCCTGCGTCGAGCCCCCGCCGTCTTCCATCGGCCAGTAGGACAGCAGGTCTCCGGTGGAGTGGTCGACCGGCCACGTGTTGTTGGTGATCGCCCGGTACATCGCCGACCGCAGCGACCGGGAGCGTCGGCGGGACAGCCCGGACGCCTCGATCGGGGCGACGACGTCGTTGCCTGACGGGTCCCAGGTTTGCGGCCACGCCGCCACCTCGCCGGTGAACCTGACGTCCAGACATTGGAAGTCGGAGAACTCGACGGCCACCGACGGGTTGGTGTTGCCCGTTTGCAGGATCGCCCGGCAGCCGACCGAGAACGGCAGGGTGTGGGCGGTGTCGGTGTCGATGACTTCGGCCAATGTCGACGGATCGGCCACATCCCAGGCGCGGATCTTCAGCGTTGAGTGGTCGAGGATGAACTCAACCCGGACCTGGGTGTCCGCGTCGTAGCCGAACACCTGGTCCTGCTGCTCGATGACAGTCAGCACACCGCCGACCCGCTTGATGATGAGCAGGTCGACCGTGGAGTCGGTGAACGCGCGTACGGTCGCGTAGTAGTAGTCGCCGGATCCCGAACGGCGGGCGATGACAGCCCCGTCGATCGACCCGCCCGTGGCGACCACGCCCGGCTTGATGGTGACCGCCACCGTGGTGTCACGCAGCAGCACATCACCCAGGTAGGTCTCGTAGATGGTGGATACCGCGGCCGGGGTGATGATCCCCACGCCGGGTGTGGTGGAGAACGCCGACGGCGCGGCGGGAACAGTCCACGCCAGCCCCGACGACGACGTGCCCCAACCATTTGAGGTGGTGCGGGAAAAGTCGTCGGACGCCACCACGTCCGACACCCGCATCCGCGTGTTGCGGCCGATCTTGCCGAAGTAGACCGAGTTGGGGTTGCGCTGCGAGTACACGCCGCCGGTGTTGTCCAGCGTCAACGAGCACCGCGAGGGAACCAGGGACGAACGCCAGTCCGGCCGGCCGCGGTTGACCGTCACCCCGCCCGCGCGCACATCGCCGGTGATGTCGGTCCAGACGTTGTCGACGGCGATGTCAACCTGCGGGTTGACCGTCATCGGCCGAACGCGGTCTGTACGTCGCCGCCGCCGTCGACAACGACAATCTTGCGGATCAGGCGCTTGAAGGCTTCCTCCCCTTCAACAACGACCCGAACAACCGGCGCCGCGGACGGGGCCATCGCCCGCGCATTCCCACCGCCGAGGATCGATCTGGTCCTGGCCGCAGATTCGACACTGCCCTTCCCGGAGAACCGCACCAACTCCGGGCCCTGCTCACCGACCAGGTAGGTGCGGCCGGGCCCGACCGGGCCGCCGGATGCCCGCTCGGTGAACCCGCCCGCCCCGGTCACCCCGGCGACCCGCACGCCCTTAACAGATAGCCGCTGCACGATGCGGATCTCTTTGTAGGTGTCGATCGTGGACATCTCGCGCTTGAGCGCCTTGACGTTGGCGATCGCCTGCGGAAGGCCCGGCGTCTTAACCGGGATGGACTTCTGGGTGGGGAACAGGCCGAACTGCGCGGCCAGTTCCCGGGCCTGGTCTTCGGTGTAGTTCATGCCGCGGGCGGTGCGGATGAACGCGTCGTACGACCGCTGCATCAGCCGATCCGCCTCGGCCTGCGAACCGCCCAGCGCCACCGTCTCGTTGTATGCGCCGCGGGCGGCGTCGCCCAACTCCTTGAGCGCGTCGCGGTTCGCGCGGCCGGCTTCGGTGTTCGCGTCGTGGGTCTTGCCGTTCTCCTTCAGCGCCGCTGCGGCGCCGTCGATGGCCTCCTCGAGGTCGGTCACCGCGCCGTACTGCGATGAGGCTGCCGTGGCGGCGTCGCGCTGCGCGTCGGCGAGGTCCTTGGTGGCCTCCGCGGCGGAGGTTGCCGCGGACCCCTCGCCCCGCAGGCCTTGGATGACCCGGTCCAGCTCGACCTTGAACGCCGCCGACGCTGCCGCGTTGTCGGCCATCTCGGCAGCGAATTCGGTTTTGTTGATCGCCGTCGCCGCGCGGAGAAAGGTGTAGGCCTTGGTCAGTCCGCCAACGCTGCGGCCCACCTGAGACACACCCATGGCGGTGACGGTGAGCAGGTCGCCCAGCGCCAGCGCGGCGCCGTGCGCGCCGTCGCCGATGTCATCCACGGCTTTGCCGGCGGCCGCGCCCACTTGGCCCAGCCCGCGCTCCAGGGAGCGCACGACGGGCGCGGACTCCTGCAGTCCCCTCTTGATGCCGGGGATGGCTTCGCGCACCAGCGAGGTGACGCCGCGGGTCATCGGCGCGACGAACGACGCGCCAACCTGGCCTGCTTCCTCCAGTTCGGGGCCGAGACTGCGGATCTCGTCGCGGACGACCCGGATCGCGGCGATGGTGGCGGGCTTGAACGCGGTGGTGGCGTTGGTCAACGTGCGTGCCATGTCGACGCTGGCCGACTTCGCCTCGGCCTGCACCGCCGGGTCGTTGAACGCGGCCCGCACGCCGAGCGCGACCGTCCCACCGGCCAGCCCGGCCAGCACGCCCGCGGATACCGCGGCGGCGATGCCGGGGCCCGCAGCGGCGACGGCGGCGATCAGCGGCGGGGAGATTGGCGCATGCGCCAGAACCGGGCCGAGCCGGGTGACGAACCGTGCGCCGAACCCGGACGCGCTGTCGTCGCCGGCGTCGGCGAACAGCTTCTTCAGGTTGTTCAGGTTCCGCTGCTGCCGGTTGATGTCCTTCATGAAGGACAGCGGGTCGTCCGACGAGCGGGCCTGCGACCGAAGTTTGGTCAGCTCGCGGTGGGTGTCGTTCAGGGCCTTGTTCAGACCGCGGGTGTCCCGCTCGGCGTCGTCCGCGGCGTCGCCCATGGCGCCCAAGCCGCGGGCAGCCTTACGGGCCGCCTTGTCGACGGTCTCTTCGCCGAGCAGCTTGATGAGGATCTGACGGACGGCGTCAGCTGCCACCAGAACCCCCCTCAAGGTCGGCAAGGATGCCCTGCCACTCCCGCACGGTCAGATCGTCGAAGCGGTCCCAGGCGATGCCGTACAGGCGGCAGACGCGGGGTTTCAGTTCGTCGGCTCGGTCGAGGCCCCAGTCGGGGCCGACGGGTTTGGGTCGGCGACCAACTCCGTCTCTACCGCGACCATGTCCACGTCGAAGTCGGCCCACGACACCTCGACGCCGGCTCGACGGACCGCGAGCCAGATGAGCGCGCCGAGCCCGGCGAGCTTTTCGTCGGGGTCCTCGCTGTTGTTGAAGGCCTCGAACTCCGAGGCCTTCAACGGGATCTGAGCGAGGCTTGCGACTTCCTTCAGCCGCAGGACCGACCCGTCGAAATCAACCCACTCCGGTACGCCAAGGTCGGCGCGGTCCTTGTCGGCCAGTTTGATCCGCAACATGCTCATCCCCCGATTTGATCTGCCACGTAGTCGATGACCGCCTGCATCTGCCTCACCGCGTCGGGCAGGATCCGGTCGGCGGGCCGGTCCACAAACCCAGACCTCACCCGCTGGTCGAACCACCAATTCCGGTCGCCGTACAGCGGGTGCCGCAACCGGCCACGGTTCAACGCCGGCACGTCGCGGCGCTGCCGCCGTCCGTCGCCGTACACCCTCACGACCACGCCGGCGGTGTGCCGCGTCTCCTTGACGGCGGTGCGGAACCGCAGCGACCGGGACAGGGTCGGGCCGTAGCCGGACGGCATCGCCCGCACCGCTTCGGCTTTCACCGCTGGCCGCAGCGGACTGGCCGCATCACGCAGGGCCTTGCCCATCTGCTTGCCCAGGCCCGTGTCGCCGATGGCGCGCAGCCGGTTCTGCACGTCGCGCAGCTGCGCCCCTCCGGTGATTTTGACCTCGAAGGCCATCAGGCGTACGCGGTGCGGGTCACCACGCCGTCGACCTGAAGCGACGCCGAGAAGGACACCTTGTCCGATACGGACGCGTCGGTGGTGTAGTCGGTCAGCCAGCATTCGCCGGTGTACTTGATGGCCGCGGCCGCGCCGCCGCCGGGCCCGTATTCGAAGGTGGCGGTGGCGGTGGCGGTGAGCAGCGACGACAGCACCGCGTCGGGGCCGGTGGTGGCGGTCGGGTCCCAGTGCCCGGAGATGGAGATTTGGGCGTTCTGCAACCCGGGGATGTTCTTGGTTCCCTCGTCGCCGAACGCGGAGACCTCGGACAGGTTCCGGGTCCCGGGCAGCCCGGAGACCGAGTCGACAAACGCGGACAGGGCGCGCAGGCTGCCGCCGCTGTCATCCAGCGAAAAGACGGCGTCCTTACCGTGCGTGAAAGCCACCTTTTACTCCCTTGAGGACATGGCCCGGCCGGCGGCCGGACGGCTGGAAGAGCAGGGGTTAGCGGCGGGCGAACGCGGCCACGAAGGTGACCGAGCCGGTGCCGGTGACGTCCGTGGTCGCCCGCAGGTACCGGTTTACCGTCCCGGTGACGGTCTTGTGTTCGTAGGTGGTCGCGGTGACCGACGTGAACGTGACCAGGTCCACCCACACGGAGTTGTCGGTGGAGTGCTGTACCTTGAGCGCCGCGCTGGTCAGACCCGAGTAGGCGGTGACGTGCAGCGACGCCGCCCCCCCGTTCGACGTGGCGGCGCTGTTGTCGACGGATGTTTCGTTGGTGTCCGATGTCTCGGCTTCCAACGTGTGCAGGACGATCCCGCGGTCCACCCCGTCATCGGGCATCGAGTCCAGCGCCACCGTCACCGTGTCGGCCACCGACGCCGTGATGTCGTAGCCCTGCGGGTCCGAGTTGACGATGAAACACGGCGAGCCGAGCGCGTACCCGTTCGGGCACACCGTCCACAGCGCCGAGTTGTCGGTGCCCATCGCTGCCTGGAACGTGACATCCAACGCGGCGGCGTCGGCGTTGAAGTTCCCGTTGACCGTCAACGAACCCGACCGCAGACCGGGCGTGTACCGGTTGCCTTCGTCGGCCAGCGCGGTGGTGTCGCCGTACGCGCGGGAACCTTGCACCGAGTAGCCGGTGATCTGCGCCGACTGGTGGACGGCGTTGAGGAAGACCCGCGACGCCTTCGAGTGGACGAAGCTCACTTGTCCTCCACCGGCTCGATGTGGCCCTGCTCAGTCAGCCATTTCACCGACTTGGCGGGCAGGTCCGAGACGATGTCGCCGGGTTCGGCGCGCTGTTCGCCGTCCTTGCCCGGATAGTTGAGCCCGACCAGCACCCGGAACGCTTTAGCTGCCACTGGCCGTCACCTCCAAGGTGAGCACCGCCCCGAAGTAGGTGATGCCGGCGTATTCGATGTCGCCGTAGTTGGACACCCCGGTGACGTTGGTGAAGTGCACCACCGACCCGAGGTCCGGGTCGCCTTCGATCGCCGTCTTGATGGACGTGGCCCCGGTGCGGGAGATGTAGCCGTCGAGCTCGTCCGTGGCGACCCGGTTGACCCGGCCGGCGACCAGCACATACACCAGGAACCGGTAGTCGTCGGCGCCGTCGCCCATGGTGGCGTCGAAGTCGATGAAGTTCCCCGGATCCGGCACCACGATGGCGGTGGGCGGCTCGATCGTGCCCTTGGCGTAGTCGAACGCGCGCAGCCCGGAGATGGTGTTCAGCCTGGTTTGGATGCCTTCACGGATCTGGGTGACGGTCGGCATCAGCCCACCAGCACCGGATCGAGCCGGTACTTGACCAGATAGTCCAGGGCTTGCGGGGCCCGCCGCAGCACCATCTCGCCGAACTCGCCGAACCCGGACCGGCCGGTGAACGTGTCGTTCAGCTTGAACGTCTCCCGGGAGACGATGAAGCAGGCTTCCTTCACCGCGGCCGGCACGGCGTTCCAACCCCACTGGGCGGTTACCTGCACGGTGGCTCTGCCGACACTGGCCGGGATGGACGTGTTGACCGTGTAGATCTTCCAGTACGGCCAGCCCGACTCCCCGCCCACGATCCCGTTCAACGGGTGCAGCTCGTACTGGGCTGAGGTCAGGGTGGTGCCGTAGGTGCCGTCGGTGCCCGTCTTCACCGCCAGGTCGGTGGTGGTGTGGAAGTCGTCCACCAGCACCAGGCCGCAATGCTCCGGGTAGTAGATCCGCGCCGATGCGGTGGTGGTCTTGTTGAACTGGCGGCGGCAGTGCCCGTCAATCCACCGCGATGCGGTGTTGACCGCCTGGGTTATGGCGTCGTCGTCGTTGGTGTCGCCGATACCGACGCGGGTTTTGAACTCGGCCAGCGTCACGTACGGGTCGCCGAGGGCCATCAGTAGCCCACGTACGCGTAGACGCCGGCGGAGAAGTTGTCGCCGGCCTGGATGTTCTCGGTCACCGTGATGACCCGGAAGCCGGTCGGCAGGGTCAGCCGCGGGATGCGGGTGGGCACGTCCAGCGACTGCAACGCGGACGACTCGATGTCCACCATGAACGTGTATCCGTACGTCAGCGACGCCGCCTGGGTGGACAGGACGGGGATCTTCGCGAACGTGTTGGTGCCGTCGTCGAACGTCAGGTGAACCCGCCGGGTTGCGACCGTCGCGCTGCTGACCAGGGTGAAGCGGACCGACAGCAGCTCCCACGCCTGCCCGGCGGGGACGGTGAACACGGTCATCTCCGCCCCGGCCGCCGGGTCGGCGGTGCCGGCGACGGTGATCGCCCGGATCGGTGATGTCTGCACACCGGTGGTGGGGTTGACCGAGATGGGGAAGGTCATGGTTCTCCCGCCTACGTTTTGCGGCCGAGTCGGATGACGGTGACGCCTGCCTTGTCGGGGATGTATCCCCACGGGTCGATCACCACGGAGCCGGCCGGCCAGGTGTAGTCGGCGAACTCTGGATGCCGGGTGCCGATCACGTACACGTGCGGCTGCCCGACGCTGCGCAGTTGTAGCAGCCCGTCGTCACCGACGAACGGGTCCCACGTCTCGCAGCCGAGTTGGTGGGCGAGCAGCAGCGCCGGACTGCCGCCGGTCAGCGGGCTCTCGGGTTTGTACGCGCTGCCCATGACGAACGGCTTGAGCCCGGTCTGGTCGCACCATCCGCGGACGACTTCGGCGAGCCACTGCGACTGTGCTTCGCGGGCTTTGGCCATTTCGCCGAGCAGGTCGTACGACAGGTCCAGCCGTTGCGCGAGCCACGACATCGCGATCAGGTCGCGGGGGTGGCAGTGCCCGCCGTCGCCCATCCCGCCACGCAGATACTTCGGGCTGACGACCCGGTCGGTGGCCAAGCTCAGCGCGTCAACCACGGCGTCGCAGTCCGCTCCGGTCTTGTGCGCGATCTCCATCAACGCGTTCGCCCACACGATCTTCATGGAGATGAACGTGTTGTAGGAAACCTTGGCCAGCTCCGCTGACGGGATCGACATGACCTGATGCGGCCGGTCGTGCAAGGTGCGGTACAACCGCTGGACAGGTTCCGCGTCAGCCGGCCGGTCGCAGCCCAGCAGCACGAACTCTGGGTTGAGGAAGTCTTCGACGGTGGTGCCCATGGCGATGAAGAACGGGTTGTACACCAGCGTCGTCCACTGGTTGAGCAGCGGCCGAAGTAGCCTGTCACAGGTGCCCGGCAGAACCGTGGAAACCACCACCACCGTGGTGTGCCGGCCGAGCTCGGCGACGGCGTCGCACACGTCCCGCACCGCCGACACCAGGTAGCCGTACTCGAAATCCCGCCGCTGCTGCGGCGCCGGGGTTTCCCCGCCGTACGCGGGCGCGTGTGGGGTTTGCACCGCCACGAACACGAGCTCGGCCGCCTCGACGACGCCGGCGATCGACGGATGCGTCAGCAGCCGGGACTTGTCCAACTCGGCGAACCCGGCCTCGTACTCGGGCACGGGAAGTTCGCCGTCTAGCAGGCCGCGAACGTCGTAGCCGGCCACGTCGTGACCGCGGTCCGACAGGACGGCGGCGCACGTGAAGCCGAGTTTCCCCAGCCCGATCCAGCCGACGTTCACGACATCACCGCCCGCAGCTTCGCCACGTCGGCTTCCCGCTGCGCCGCCAGCTGCTTGTACAGCTGGTCGACGTCGTCGGCCTTGTGCCGTTCCAGCCGCTCCCGGTGCGTCAGATCCCACTCGGCCTTCCCGGCCAGCGGGTGCATGTGTTCGGTCACCACATCCGGCAGATACACCCTGCGGCCGAGCTTGTCGGCGACTTCGGTCAGCCAGGTGTCGTTGTAGTCGGACGAGAAGTGCGGCGGCACCAGGTAGCCGACCGCGTCGACCCAACGCCGGTGCAGGAATCCGTGTGTGCCCAGATTCGGGCCCTGCAGCAGGTCGTTGCCGTGCACGAACACAATCCGGTCTGGCACCTTCGCGAACTCGCGCACCACCCGCTCATCCCAGCCGGGTGTGCGGAACACGATGTCGTCGCCGCAGTGCATCAGGATGTCCGCCGACGCAAGCCCGGCGGCGGTGTTCCACGCTTCGGAGAGCAGGATCCGCGGCCCGGTCACCACCGTCACACCGCGGGTTTTGGAGAACCTGTCCGGCAGCGGGGCGTCGTCGTCGGCGTACAGCACCACTTCGACCGGCCCCGCCGCGGTGGCCATCGCCGACTGGACCATCTGCTCGACCTGCCGCACCCGGTTACGGGTCGGGCACACCAACGCGATCCGCGGCGCCGGGGTGTGCTGGTTTTCCTGCCGGTCGAAAGCGAACTCGTCGAGGAAGATGCCGCCCTTCTCGTGGCAGGTCTTCACCCCGGTGTGCACGTACACCGGGGCGTGCCGGCCGACGCGAAGGCAGAACGACAGATCCTCAGAGAACGCGCGGGGCTTACCGCCGTCGCCGGTCGGGTGGGTGATCGGGTCGAACCAGTTGTCGCCTGTTTCGGCGCGGATCTTCGACGCGATGTCCCGGTGGATCAGCAGGCACGCCGCGCCGGTGGCGTGGACTTGGACGAGCGCGTCACGCGGGTAGTCGTAGACGGGCCGCATCCCGACTTCCTGCCGGTCGGGGATCTCGTGCAGCAGGAACACTGTTGGCGCGATCCGCCACCGCTCCGCGAACAGGGTCGCCGGGTTGCCGGATTCGGTGCGCTTCAACGCGAAACACAACGCGCCGACCACCGGCCGCTGCACCGGATCGGCCGCGGCCAGCAGCGCTTCGACGGTGTCCGCAGCGAAACCCATGTCGGTGTCAACCATGAACAGCCAGTCGGCGTCCGTGTCGTCCAGGAACCCCTTCACCACCGAGTTGCGGCCGGCGGGGATGCCGCCGGTGCCGCACACCTGCCGCAGCTCTGTGCCGCCCGGCCGCACAATCCGGCGCTGCGTGCTGGCGTCGGCGAGCAGCAGGTCCCGGTAGGACAGGCCGAAACAGGCAGACCAGTGCCCGTCGTCGAGGTAGCCGACGACAACTGTGTCGGTCACTGGGCGCGGCGGCGGTAGGCGCGCTTCTCGCCCGGGGCTTTGGTGGCCTGCTCGATCTGCACCGAGTCGGGGGCCGGCTTCTCCCGTTCCGCGCCGATCTCGTCGTCGGCGGCGAACTGCCACGGGAACGCCTTCACCAGCGGGTCGTCTTCCCGCCACGGGATCGCCGGGTCCGGGACGATGATGCCGCCGTGCTCCGGATGCCGCAGGGCACAGGCGGGCTGCTTCACACGCACGTACTTGACCATTGATGTCTCCTTCGCAGGGCGCCGCAGGGCATGCGGAAGGGCCGGGTGCCCTGCGAAGGTCCCGGCCCTTCCGGTCTCAGTTATGCGCTGGTCTTGTCCTGCAACAGCCGGAACGCGACGTCGTTCACGCTGTTGCCGCCGGTCGACCAGTAGGCGTACCAGCCGCGCCGGCCGTCGGGCAGGTTCGTGGTGGTGGAGAACAGGTGCGGGATGAACTCGACCGCCATCGAGCCGGGCTTGTCGACGATCACGTAGTTGGAGAAGTCGCCGAGGGCCAGTTCGTTGTCCAGCGCGGTGGTGGTCTGGGTGGTCGGCGCGTCGTCGGACTCGGTGACCGGCCGGCCGAGGATGAAATCGGCCGGGGCCTGCGTCAGATCAGTCGAATAGGACGCGGACACGGCGGTGCCGAGCGACTTGATGGCCAGGTTGTAGACGGGGGCCATCAGCCACCGCGACCGGGACCGCCACCGGAACGGCACCTGCCGGTACACCGAGTGCAGGTCCACGGTGCCGATCGTCGCCGCCGTCGTGGAGGTGATCTCCACGTTGGTGTTGGCGTCCAGCGCGGTGAAAATGCCGCGCGGCTCGTTCGTGCCCGAGCCGGTCATGAACTTGGAGCCTTCGAGCCGGTCCCGGGCGTCGGCGAACAGCATCATCACGTCCGAGGCCAGGTTGGTGTCCCGGAACGTTTCGATGGTCGCCTGCACCAGCGACTTGGCCGTGTTCAGGGTGACCGTCGGGTTGCCGAACGTCGGCGTGTCGTCCGACACCTCGGTCAGTTCGGCGTCGAAAGACGCGGTCACACCGGCGCTGGTGACGCCGTTCCACACGTTGCCCTCGGTCAGCTGCACCACCCGGGAGATCTGCCGCATCGCGTTGCTCGAGCCCGAGTTGGTGAGGATGATCGTCGGGTCGAGGTGGGTGGGCACCAGGTAGCCGCCGAGCGGGTTGGAGCCTACCTGCGCGGCGGTGCGCTCCTCGGCGGTGAGCATCTCCGCCCGCCCCACCATCAGCTTGTAGAACGCCGACTCGTAGTCCTCGTGCGACCGGCCCAGGATCCCCAGCGCCCACTCCCGGCCACCGGCGAACCGGCGCACCATCCGCTCGAAGTGCGCCTGGTTTTCCGCGTCGTCGATCCGGTGTTCGTTGGAGCGCAGGATCGCATCGGTGGCGGTCTTGGCGAACTCCCGGCCCGTCATGCCGTGGCCGCGGGACTCCAGCAGGTCGTAGGGGTCGCGGCGGATGTTGACGTTCGGGGCGTGCCGGGGCGCGTCGCCGGACTCGGTGCGCGCCGCGGCGGGCCGGCTGGTCGGCAGGTCGGCGACGAACGAACGCCGCTCGTTCGCCCGCGCCTCAGCGGCTTCCAGGTCGGACTTGGCCTTGGCGTGCCGGGCCTTCGTCTCGTCCCACTTGGTGGCCTGCTCGTCGGTCGGCACGTTGTCGCCGATCTCGGCGTGCAGGCTGCGGAGCTCTTCCGCGGCCTGCGACAGCGCGGCGCGGAGCTCTTCCAGCGTCATCGGACGCCCTCCAGTTCCATCAGATAGAGGTCGCGTGCGCGCAGGTGCGCGAACGCTCGTCCGTCCGGGTGGCTGGAAGCCGGCGCGGTCGGTGGTTCAGTCGCGGCGCTGCCGGCCGAGGTGCCCGTGGGGGCGGCGTCGGACGGCGGGGTGCGAAGCGCGTGGACGCGCGATCGCAGCTGCTCGACCCGTTGCGGGTCGCGGCTGCGCAAGCTGGTGTAGTAGGCGTCGGTGCCGGACGCGCAACGCATCCCGGCGGTGGCGTCCGGGTTAGCCGGCCAGGTGACCGGACCGAACTCGAACAGCCGCACCTCTTTGATGGTGCGTTCCGGCAAACCGTCGGGGTTGTGGTCGGATTTGCCGGGCTCGTCGTTCCACTCGTCGCGGATGACCCGGAACATGAACGACGACCCGTACCCGCCCCGCTTCAACCCGGGCAGCAGGTCCCGGTTGTAGGAGGTGTCATCTAGGGCGACCAGCCCGAGTGGGGAGTCTTTCTTCTCCGACAGGTCCCGGATGCCGCCGAGGAGCTTGTCGCCGATGGTGAAGTCGTGGCCGTGGTTGAACAGCACCTTCACCCCGGCGGACTCGGACTTGCGGGCGTGGTGGTCGGCGATCGTCTTGCGGAACGAGCCGCGGGCGGTCTTCTCCAGGAACCGCCCTTCGAACCAGGAGTCGATCTCGTACCAGGCGTCGAAGACGGAGAACCGCACCTCCATCAGCCCCAACGTGCCGTCCTCCTCGGGCTCCACGGCGCGTACGGGAACCGCCCAGGTGCGGACGATGTCGAGGTCAGGCAGCGTCTGCACCGGTGCCTCCTTGCTGGGTGCCTGGCGGCTGAAGCTGAACGGAGAACAGACCGGAGTGCACGAGCAGCCGCATGTCCTCGGCGACGACGGCGGCGACCGCCGACTCGGCGGTATACCCGGCGTCGGTCAGGTTGCGGATGGTGATGGCCTGGGACTGCTGGATTTCGGCGCGGTCCTTCGCGTCGTCGAGCAGGAACGGGATGTCGCGGGCGTCGTACCACAGCCTCGAGTCGGCGGGAGCCGGGACGATCGGCTCCAACGAGCCCGCGGCGTTCTGCCACAGATGCCGCATCGTGGTGTCCACGAAGGAGCGTTTCGCCGCCTGATAGTTGCCGGCGTTCAGGCTTGACCCCTGCATGCCTTCCGACAGCCCGGCGACGACCGGGTGCACCCCCGCCGCGTGCGCGAGCCGCGTCTCACCAGCGCCCTGGGTGACTTTGAAATCCAGCTGCTGCATGTTCTGCCCGATGACCGTCACATCGGCGCCGCCGCCCGTGTACAGGGTTTTGTACGCGTTGTCGACTCCGACGTGCTTACGGTCCATCAGCTCCACGAACGCCTTGAACTGCTCCGGCGTCAGCTCCTTCGGCAGGCTCACGGCCAGGTTGGGTGTGGCGGCGTTCTCGAAGAACTTCAACTTGTGCTTCGTCGCCTGCGTGTCCGCCTGCAACTCCCGCAGGACCGGGGTCAGCCACGACATGCCGCGGTAGGTGGCTTCCGGGTCGGGCATCGGCGCGAAATGCGCGTACTCGCCCGGCAGGAACACGCCAGGCTTGGACCCCGAGTAGGGGCCGCCTTCGTAGTAGAAGACGCCTACCTGCTCCCAGCCGACCTGAACGTCTTCCCCGCCCGCGCCGACAGGGGCCAACCGTTCGGCCAGAACGACCTCGACCCAGTCCGGCCGCAACCGCACGATCTGCCCGTTCAAACGGACAACCCAAGCGTTGCCGGCGAAGTCCGCGTCCAGCAGCATCCGACCCATCAGGTCGCCGGTGGTGCCGCCCGGCCACGGCCGCTCCAGAACCGTCAGGGCCCGGTCGCCGAACAGATCCCCCGGCCGGCCGTCCCGCAACCGCTGATACTGGAACCGGGCCTGGGAGAACACCTCCAGCCGCTTACGCTCCAGGCCGAAGACAATCCCGTTGCCCTTCAACCCGGCCTGCACGTAGCCGGCGAACGAGTTGCCGATCTGCTCGGCCGGCTCCCGACCCCACGTCGTCTGATACCCGAGCGGATATTGGCGGCCCTGGAACAGCATGGACCCCATGTCGGCGATCCACTGGTCCATCGAATACGGCAGGGTGGTGTTACGGACCAGGGCGTCGAGGAACTTCAACGGTCCTCCTCGCACCCAGGTAGGCGGTGACGTATCCGGCGACGACCAGTTCGATCCCTGCGGCGATCAGCCCTGCGGGCGGGTAGATCCAGCCGACCCCGGCAGCGATGGTCACCGCACCTACGGCGGCGATGGCGGCGGCTTTCACCGCCACTCCACCAGCGGAACCACCGTCTTCACGGCGCCTTTCAACGCATGCCCGTACAGGGCCTTCGTCACAGCGTCCAAGCTGGTGATGTCGACGGTGGCGTTACGCAAATCCCACGCCTTCCCATCACCCACGGTCCGGTTGGTGGCGCCCGCGACAGCGGCGTCGAGTTGCGGCTGGCCGAGGTGGCGGACGTTACGCGGGTTCACCATCTGCCCGGCCTCTTCGTACGGCTGGCCGGAGATGCCGTCGTACATCAGCCCGTAAGCGCGGGCCGCGTCAGACAGCGACATCGCGGTCACTTCGATCCCGGCATCTTCGAGCGCGGGGATCAGCGAACCGGCCGGGGAACCCGGGTCGACGACGAACGCGCACGGCCGCCACCGGTCCCGCAGTTGCACGGCCCGTTCGACCACCCAGCCGGTGCCCGGCCGGGTGTCGATCAGTTCGACGTGTTTGAAGCCGTCCCGCCGGTTGCCCGCAGCGCCGATCGAGGCCGTTTTGCGGTCCCACGCCGCGGACAGTCCGAACGCGATCGATCCCTTGATCTCCGACTTCGGATCAAGGGCGTCTTTCCAGTCCTGCTCGGGGATGACGCGGAACCCGAACGTCAGGTCCGGCGGCCAAATCGACAGCCTTTCCCGGGCGAACCCAGCGTCGGACATAGCGGCCCGTTCCCGGTCAATGGCCTCTTCGGCGATCCGGAAGCCGTACGCCGGGTTGCTGGCCTTCCACAGGTCCCGGTCGTCCAGGTCAATGTCGTGCAGGTTGTCCAGACATCCTTCGGCGCCCCAGTCGAAGTAGGCCAGAGTGTTCGCCTCACCAGCCCGTGCCCGGCGCCGCACCGAGAACAGCTGCGCCCCGGTCACCGCGTCCAACGGCGGGGACGACGTGTACCAGATTTGCGCGTTCGGGCGGGCGGACAGGACCGGCATCTGCGCCTCGACCTGTTCCTCGGTCAGCGCGTACGCCTCATCCCAGATCAGCACGTCGGCGGAGAATCCGCGGCCCGCGCCCTTGGATCGGGCGATGAACCGCAGCCGCTCCCCGGTGAGCAGTTCGATGCCCTCTTCACCGTTGGTGTTGACGATCCGCTTCACTTTGCGGCGCAGATCGTCGCACCCGTCGACCAGCGCCCGGACGCGCAGGAACGCCTCCATGGCGGTGCGGTATTCGTGCGCGGAATGCAGGATCAGCTTCTCGCCGAACAGGAACAGCCCCGCCAGCTCCCGCGCTTCGAGGATCGCCCCCTTGCCGTTCTGCCGGGCGACGACGACCGCGACTTCGAACGCCGACCACTTCCCGTCGTCACGTTCGCCAAGCGCATGCTCGAGCACCAGCCGCTGCCACGGATCCAGCACCAGCCCGGCCAGCTCCGCCAACTCGATCGCGTCGGCGCCCGACGAATACTGGTAGGGCGGGTAGCTACAGACCCGCGGCCTTACGTCGGGCAGCACGGCGAGCGGCGAGGTCGTCACTGCCACCCCCCGCTGGTTCCTGCCTGCCCTTGACCACCTGCCGCAGCTCGGCAACAACCTGCTTCAACGACACCTGCTGCTGCCGGGCCTCCGCCAACGCCTTGTCGACCACAACTTCGACGATCGACCCGTCGTCGTTGCGGGCGTGGAACTTCATCCACGACTCCTCACGGCCGCGCAGGAAGTCGTCCAACCGGTCCAGACGATCAGATAGCCGGCAGGCTTCTTCCAGGAGCACCAACGCGGCCCCTGACAGGGTGTCTCCGCCCATTTCGCGCCACAGCCGTTGACCACGCTCACCCAACCCGTCGATCATGCCGGGCCTCCCAAAATCGCGCGGGGGGATAAACCTCGAC